CCCGCGCGCCCAAGCTACCCAAACCGCGCTACAACCTGGACGCGGGGGAGTATCTAGTGGTGCCAAGCATGTTCGATGCGCACTTCAACAAACGCAGCGCGGACGGCGCGTACACCATCGAGCGCGCGGCGGCGGACTTCTGCGCGGTGGCGGATGCGGCGGCGGCGCGGATTCGTGCGCTGTCTATGCCCGTCGAGCGCATCCTGTTTCCGGCAGGCAATGACGCGCTGCACGCGGACAACCTCGCCGGTACGACGACCGACGGCACGCAGTTGGAGACGGCGGCGGAGCAGCGCGACGCGGTGGACGCGGTGATCGAGGCTTACGAGTACGCAATCCGGCGGTTTGCCGAGGTCGCGCCGGTCGATGTGATTGTGGTGGAAAGCAACCATGACCGCTACAGCACGCATTGGCTCGGCAAGGTGATCGAGGCCATGTTCAAGCGCGCACCGCATATCAAGGTGGACGCGACACATGGCCCGCGCAAGTACTACCGCTACGGCGCAACGCTCATCGGTCTGGAACATGGCGACAAGGTAAAGCCGCGCGACCTCGCTGCGCTGATGGCGGGGGAAGCGCCGCACCTATGGGCGGCTACGCGCTACCGAGAATGGTTGCGTGGACACGTGCATCATTCGGCGTCGATGTTCTACCCGATTACGTCTGACAGTGGCGTAACGGCGCGCGTGATTCCGGCAATGTGTCCGCCTGACGAATACCACATCTTACACGGCTTTGTGGGCAGCCACCGCGCGGCTGAGGTGTTGTACTACCATCGGGAGTATGGACCGGCGGGCAGCTTCCCGGTGTTCGTGAGCGAGGTAGCGCCCGCAGAGGTGAGCGCGCTGCCGCGCAAGGTGGCGTCGGGAAGGATGGCGGCGTGACTAAATCGACCCTGGAACGAGCGTTCTTGTACTATTGGCGCGTGCTGGCCGAAGACTTGCCCGCGCCCGTGTCTGAGCACCGATTCGCCCCGCCCCGGCGCTGGCGCTTTGACTTCGCATGGCCGGATCGCAAGGTCGCGCTGGAACTTGAGGGCGGCACGTACAGCGGCGGGCGACATGTGCGCCCCGATGGATACGCGGCGGACGCTGAGAAGTACAACGCGGCGGTGCTGCACGGCTGGCGCGTGCTGCGCTACACCGGCGAAATGCTGGACGAAGACCCGGCGCGCGTCGTGCGCGAGGTCGCGACGCTGGTGCTGGGGGTCAAGGCGGCGTGACGCACAGGGCGCGTGCCGTCCCGCGCCGCGCCCTGTGGTAGACTACTGACATTGGAGCCGAATAGTCTAAGAGGAATTGTACCATGAGCGACCAATACGAACAAATAGCGCCCTACCCTACGCTGACCGATGCGCAGCGGATTCAGGCGCGCAAGAACGCCGCCCGGAACATCGTGGAAAAGTACGCACGCAAGCCGCGCCGGGAGGACTTTGACGACTATGCGCGCTCCCGGTTCCCGCGCTGGTTTACGGCGCTTGTCGCGCTGCTGCTGGTTTTTGTGGCGCTGTCTGCCGGTGTGATTTCAGCATTTCGGCTGTACTTCGCGGGTTACACGCAGTTCTACGCATCGGTTGAAAACGAGACGATGGCGCGCATCGTGGGCGTGCTTACACCGCTAGCCGCCGAGGTGCTGGTCATCGTGGCGGCGGTTGCAATGCAGGTGCATCTACACGCCAAGGGCCGCGCCCGGTTGATCGCGCTGGTGCCAGTGGCAACCGGGACTATCGTCGCGTTTGTTGGCAACTGGCAGATCGCGCAGCCCGCGTCAACATGGGGCTGGGTCGAGACGTTGTTCCCGCCGGTTGCGGTGCTATCTGTGGCGTTCTTTTTCGAGATTACACTCGTGCCAGAATTGGAGCGCCGCCAAGCCAATGAGAACGCCTATCGTGAGGCGCGCGCCGATTACGATCTGCTGATGAGTAACCCCGAAGCGCATGGCCAATGGAACAATGTTTATGGCTGGGCGCTGTGGGAAATGTGGGCGCATGTTTTCCAGCAAGACTATGAAATTTCAGAAATTGACCGAGCAAAAAGGCAGTTGATTGCACTTCGCGAAATGAGCGCAGACCGCTTTTTTGAGGGGGAAATTGCTAGTCTTGCAGCAATTTCAGGAAAGCAGCAGCAAGAATCCGCGCCATCGGTGACCAAACAAGACGTGTTGGAATGGTTGCGTGATAACCCTGGTGCAAAGGATTTATCCGGCAAAGAAATTGCCGAAATTACCGGAGCTTCAGAAGCGACTGTGAGCCGCGCGCGCAAGCTGTTCAGCATGAATGGGTACGGGGAGAATTAGCGGTGTCGCTTTCAGCGAGGTATAATTTCACTACCTCAAATCAAAGCCCCTGCGATGCTGGTAACATCCAGGGGCACGACCAAACCTGTATAGGAGGTTCGGCATGAACGAGTATACCCCGCAGTCGCAAGATTCCAAATGCTACGTATATCTTATTCAGTCGGGTGATGGCCCGGTAAAGATTGGCGTAGCGACCGATCCACAGTTCCGCCGAAACGAACTACAAACGGGTAACCCCTATCCGCTGACAATCTGCATGCTTATTGAGTGTGCCACATCGTCGGGCGCTTATGAGGTGGAGTCCGCATTTCACCGAGCGTTTGCTGATGCGCGCCTGCTAGGAGAATGGTTTGATGTTTCACCGGAGCAGGTAGCGGAAATCCTTGTGTTGGCGGGCGCGATAAAGCGCAATGTTGTCAATGTAGAGCCGTTTGCTTTGCCTGCGAGCGCCAGAACAAGTTACACGAAGAATATGTCCGCGCGATCTGTGGCGCGTGCCTTTATCGAAGAAAACCCGAACGCGCTGAATATGTCCGTCCGGCAGTTTGCGGCCGAGGCTGGCATTGGAAAGACGGTGGCCGCAGAGGTCATGGCGGAGTACCGTGAGGGGGCTTTTAGTAGCAATGGCAACGGACACTAATTCCAGTTGCGCCATGTCCGGGATGACGCCGGGGCGCGCTGTCCGGTGGGGGCATTGATGGCAATCATCTTCGGCACCTACCAGGGCCAGCCCGTGATGCTGGACTCGGAGCACACGGTGATCATCAGTGGCGCGCCAGAAGCCATCTGGCGCGCCATCCGCGCTAACTACCGCGAGGGTGAGCGCATTGACACGCAGATCGTCGCAGACATGACGTTCTTGCACCGCACAACTGTTGTGCGCAACCTCAAGCACCTGGCGCGCTACGGGCTGGTGCGCGCTGAACCCAAGCGACCCGGCGGCGCGTATCGCTGCTGGCTGGTCGCCGCCAAACACCCCTCAAAGATCACACCGCTCGTAACCTCACAGCAAACATCAAAAGTTGCATAAGTTGCACAATTCTTGACTCCCGCCGTTATACACTGGTAGTAAGCGGTGTTGTAGCACCGCGTCGCGTCGCTGCGATGGGGCAGGCGGGAGCGAAACACACTTCTCGGCCCGGTACGTCCGCCAGCTAAAGGCTGGGGCGCGGGCCATCCTTACGAACTGGCGCCGATGACCTGCCCCTCGTTTCGCGGACGCAGCACTGATATGCGACCTGCCCGGCGCGCCCGTGCTGGCGCGTCATACGGGGCTGCGCTTGGAAGCGTGCCGGGTTCGACTCCCGGCGGTCGCACTGGGTTCCGGGCGCCAGAAGACCCGGCGGATTCGCACGTTACGCGGGATGGGCGGCGTGTTGCTGGCGCGGCGCGCCGCCTCGGACTTCGGGAGCGACGCATGGACGCAGGGCTGATTCGGCTGATCGTGCTGGGCGCGGTGGTCGCGGTCGTGTTCGCGCTCGAAGTGTGGGCGCTGTGCGTGGTGGCGGCGCGATCGGATGATGATCTGGGGCAGCGGTAAATGGCGCTGAGCAAGCTGACTGATAAGCAACAAGCGTTTGTGTATGAGTACATCAAGGACCTCAACGGGACTGATGCTGCTCGTCGGGCTGGTTACAAGGGGACCGACAATACGCTTGCAGTTATTGCTCATGAAAACCTAAGAAAACCTAAGATTCGCGCCGCTATCGACCAACTTCTGCGCGAGCGCGCATTGACCGCCGCTGAAGTGGTGAGCCGCCTGACTGATCAGGCGCGTGGCATTCCGGAAGACTGCTTCACCGTCTTCGGCACGATGATCGCGGTGGATTTTGAGAAGTTGCGCGAGCACGGGCTGCTGCACCTGGTTAAAAAGGTGACCTACGGCAGGGATGGGCGCCCGACGATTGAGTTCTACGACGCGCAGTCGGCGCTTCAGCTTCTTGGGAAGTATCACAAGCTGTTCACCGATCGCGTTCAGGTGGATGACTGGCGCTCGCAGGCAATAGCCGATATTCGCCGGGGCGCGATTGATTACGAGGCGTTAGCCGAGGCATTCGATGACACTCTCGCTGCCGAGCTATTTAGAGCAGCAGGCGTACCTGTATCGCCTGGAGAAAGCTAAACGCCAGAGCCAGAGCGCGGCGTCGCTTCCGCCGTTTGAAGAGTTCTGCGCGCGCCGCTTGGTTGTGCAGAACAAGGCCGGGCAGATCGTACCTTTACAACTGAATAGAGCGCAGCAGCACTTGATCGCAAACCTGACGGGGCGCGACATCGTGCTCAAGGCGCGGCAACTCGGCATGAGCACGGTGATTCAGGCCAATCTGTTTTATGAGCAGATGCGCGGCAACGCGCGCACGTACACGCTCTGCCACGACGACGACCTGACGAGCACGCTTCGGCGCATGGTGGACCGCTTCTATGACCACCTGCCGGATGTTGATCGCCCGCCGCGCAAATTCGCCAACGCCTTGCTGACGACCTACCCGGCGCTCAACAGCGAGGGCAGCATTGCGACAGTGGGCGGGACGGCAGGCAAGCGCAAAGGGCGCGGCTCGTCGGTGACGCACATCCACGGCTCCGAGGTGGCGTTCTGGCCGGATGCCGAGAGCGTGATGGGCGCGGCGCTGCAAGCGGGCAACCCGGCGATTGTGCTGGAGAGCACGCCGAACGGCATGACCGGCTGGTTCTACGAGCGCTGCATGGAGGCGCTCGACGGCGATTCGGTGTGGACGCTGCACTTCTTCCCGTGGTGGTGGGATGACGAGTATCGCATTCCACTGGCCGACGGCGAGGTGTTGGACTATACCGACGAAGAGCAGGCGCTGGTCGAGGCGCACGGTCTCGATGCCGAGCAAATCAAGTGGCGGCGGAACAAGCAGCGGGAACTCCGCGACCTGTTTCCGCAGGAGTACCCCGAAGACCCGTACAGCTGCTTTTTGGCGAGCGGGACGTCGTATTTCGGGAATGTGGAGCATGTGTTCACCGCGCCGGCGGGCGCTGAGCCGATACCGGGCCGCCGATACGTGGCGGGGCTGGACTTCGGGCAGACGACCGACTACACGGTGATGTCGGTCCTGGATACGGTCGAGATGGTCGAGGTGGCCATGTTGCGCATTAACCGGATGTCGTGGGCCGACCAACGCCAGCGGATTGCGGACATGGCGCGGCACTGGAACAACTGCGAAGTGCACGCCGAGTGGAATAGCATCGGCGACCCGAACATCGAAGAACTGCATGCGGCGGGGGTTCGGGTGGTGGCCTTCAAGACGACCGCGCAAAGCAAGCCGCCGCTGATTCAGGGTTTGTACGTGGCTCTGCACGAGGCAGGATTGCGACTGCTTGACGACCCGGCAGGCCGTCACGAATTGCGCTCGTTTATCAGTAAGCAGACGGCGAACGGGCATTGGCAGTACCAGGCGCAGGAAGGCAGCCACGACGATACGGTGATGGCTCGCGCGCTGGCATGGCACGGGGCGCACAACCCGATGACGATCGAATTCGCGCCCAATCCATTTTTCGGGGGCTGAGGATATGCCTGGTGTAACCCGCTACATCCCGCCGACGGAAGACGGCCCGGCGCTGACCGCGCTCGAAGACGCCTACGACAAGGAGCTGCGCGCGCGGCAGAAAGCGCACGCCGAGGCGTGGAAGCTGTACAAGGGTGAGCATCACAAGCACCTGAAGCCAGACGGCAGCGGGACCGATGACAACATCACCATCAACCTCGTAGAGCTGCTGATCGACAAAGGCGTAAGCGCGCTGGTGGGCACGAACGACCAGGGCGACATCGAAGGCGTGACGCTCGACATCGTAGACGAGCCGGGCGAGCGCGGGTACGAAGGCCCGCCGCCGGACTATTCCGCACCTGACCAGCCGCAAGCCAAAAGCCCGGCGCAGCAGGCGCTTGATCAGGTCTTCGAGGCGAACCGGCGAGACATCCTGCTGCACAACGCCATTCTAAATGGCGGCGTGTGCGGGCACGTGTTTTTGAAGGTCGTGCCGGACGGCGCGCGCGACCCGCAGACCGGCGAGAAGCGGCTGCCCCGGCTGATCAATCTGAACCCCGATATTGTGTCGGTGTTTTGGGATGAGAGCGACATCGAGCGCGTGTTGTGGTATCGCATCGAGTACGGGACCGAAGGCAGCCGCAAGCGGCAGGACATCGTGCGCAACGTGGACGCGACCGGGGAAGACGCCTACGGCTGGACGATCCACCACTACACGCAGACCGCGCAGCAAGCTGGCTGGCAGCGAGCAGGGGCGCCGGTGGCGTGGGAGTATGACTGGGCGCCGGTGATCGACTGGCCGAACCTGCCCGACCCGAACGGCTATTACGGGATGAACGACATTCGCACGGGCGGCGCGGTGAACAGCGCGCTCAACTTCCTGATGTCGAACATGGCGCGCATCATCAAGCATCACGCGCACCCGAAGACCATTATTATCGGGGCAAATGCTGACGAAGTGCAGCAGACAGCGGTAGACCGGCTGTGGACCATCCGCAATGAGAACGCGAAGATCCTCAACCTGGAAATGCAGAGCGACCTGTCGTCTTCGATGGAACTGGTGCGGATGCTGCGCCGCTTCTTCTTCGACTCGGGCCGGGAAGTAGACCCGTCGAGCGTGCACGACCGGCTCGGCGACCTGACCAACTTCGCGCTGCGCGTGCTCTACACCGACACGCTCGCCAAAGGCGGCACGAAGCGGCTGCTGGCCGGGGACGGGCTGCGCAGCGTGTGCCGGTGCGTGCTCGACCTGATGGGCTTCGGCTTCGCGCACCAGATTACCGTGACGTGGCCGAAAGCCATCCCGACCGACGACCTGGCCGACGCGCAGGCGCTGGCGATTGACCGTCAGCACGGCCTGAGCCGCGAGACGTATCTCGACAAGCGCGGGTACGACTTCGAGCAGGAGATGGCGCGCGTGCAGTTGGAGCGCGGGGAGCGCATTGAGGACGCGATGGTGCAGCAGCAGGGCACGCTGACCAACGCGCTGGAAGGCATAGGCCGGCGCATGATGCTGGGGAGTGGAGTCAATGGCGGAGCGTGAGACGGTGCAGCCGCAGGGCCGCGCCGAGGACTGGACCGATGACGAGATTGCGGCCCTGACTGGCATTACGGCAGACGGGCGCATCAGCCCGGCGGTGCTGGCGGACGCGAAAGCCGACGCGCGCCGCTATCCCGATCTGGCGCGCTTCCTGGACGCGCGGCGCGATGGCTAGCCGACGCGATAGCCGCAAGCCGTACCGCTGGAACGCGGGCGCGGGGCGCTACATTGACCCCGACAGCGGCCAGTTTGTGCCGAAGCAGGCCGAAGTGCGCGCGCTGGATAGCCGCATTCAGTCGGGTATCAACCAGGTGCGCGCGGTGACGGTGGGCGTGCTGGAAGGCGCGGTATCGGTCGAAGACTGGCAGACAGCGGTCGCGGTCGAACTGCGGCGGATGCACACGCAAGCGGCGGCGCTCGGTCGCGGCGGCTGGCAGCAGATGACGCCGCGCGACTGGGGGCGGATTGGCCGGGCGCTGCGCGACGAATACGGCTATCTCGCCACCTTTGCGACGACGCTGGCCGGGGGCAATCTGAGCGAGGCGCAGGTGAATGCGCGCCTGACGCTCTACGTCAACGGTATCTGGTCGTCATACTGGAAGGGCGTGGCGGGGGCGATGCAAGAGGCGGGTATGACCGAAGAGCGCCGCATCCTGACGCCCGCCGAACACTGCGCAGACTGCGAAGGCTACGCGGCGCAGGGCTGGCAGCCGCTCGGCTCGCTCCCCGAACCGGGGGAAGGGTCGGCGTGCGGCCACAACTGCCGCTGCATCAAGGTCTACCGCGCCCCTGACGGGCGCATGGTAGACGAGTGGATGACCGAGTACGACGTGGACTTTACCGGAGAGGTGGCTTGATGCCAACAGATGATTTGGGCCAGACGCCCACCAGTACGACCCCGGAGCCGGACTCCGAGGGACAGCAGCCGGAACAGGGGAGCGCGGAGCAGGCGCCGAAACTGGTTGACGTGAACGCACGCGACGACCAGGGGCACCAGTTGTGGTTTCCGCGCGAGGCGATGACACAGACGCGGGAGGAAGCCGCGAGATACCGCCGTCTGTACCAGGAGGCAAAGCAGGCGCTCGAAGCGCACGCCCAGCCCGCCGACAAGCAGGACAAGAAAGAGAAGCCTGATCCGGCGAAAGACCAGGAAAGCGACATTGCCAGCCGACTCGCACAGCTGGAAGCGCGCGAGCGTGAGTTGGTGATCGAAAATGCGATCCTGGCAGCGGCGGCGCGGCGCACTGACGAGCGCGGGGCGTTTATCAACCCCGCCGAGGCGGTGAAGCTGCTCGACCGCACCAACGTCCAATTGCACGACGACGGAACCGTGAAGGGTGTCGAGGAAGCGCTCAAGGCGCTGGCGACACAATCGCCGCACCTGCTGGCGCAGGACGGCAAGCGCCCGCCCAAGATTGACCCGACGAACCCCGGCGGGGGCAGTCCGGGCACGCCGCAGATTGTCAAAGACATTCAGGCGCGCATGAGCGGGCAGACCAACCCCTTCGGCGGCGGCGGCGTCGTGCTACCTGAGGAGTAACGAGCATGACCACTGGACCGACTCGTTGGGCGGACATTACGTCCATCACCAACGACATTTATGAGGGGGCGCTGTTTACGCTCCGGCAGCAGAACCTGCTGGCGCGCACCGTGACGGTATTCCGTGATACCGCCGGTATGCAGCCCCGTAAGGTCACGGAATACGGGCAGGCGAATCCGCGCCAGGTCGATGAACTGGAAGACGTGACGCCGACCCGGTTCGACCGCACCCTGCTCAACACCCTGACGCCGCATCGCCATGCCGACATGTTCCTGTTGTCGGACCAGCGGGTCGCAACCGACGCGCAGAACGTTCGTTTGGACGCGGCTCTGGAATTGGGTTCGTCGTTCGCGCAGGACGTGGACGAGAAAATCGCGTCGCTGTTCGGCTCGCTGACCGGCGGGACCATCGGCTCGGCGGGCGGGACCATCACGTGGGCCAAGCTCATCGGCGCGCGCTCGCTCATGCAGGGGCTTAAAATCCCCGGCCCGTACTGGTGCGTTCTGCACCCCTATCAATGGGCGCACCTGGTTACCTCGGCGCTGGCAACCGGCGCGGAGATCGCCAACGCGCCCGGCTTCCAGGATGCGCTTGTGAACTCGTTTTTCACCAGCACCATCCTCGGCGGGGTGACGTTCGTGGTGACGCCATCGATCGCGGTGGACGGGAACGGGGACGCGGTGGGCGCGATGTACAACCCGATGGCGCTGGCCTATGACGAGCGCCGGGCGTTCAGCATCGAGCCGCAGCGTGACGCGAGCCGTCAGGCGACGGAACTGAACGCGTCGATGTGGTACGCCTACGGCACATGGGACCCGAAGCGCGGGATTGCCATCGTCGGCGACGCGGCGACACCGAGCTAAGGAGAGTGAGTCGTGAGTAATGCGATGGATGTGAAGCAGGTCGTCGTGCCGCTCGACGCGGCGTCGTGGGCGGGCGATAACGTGCAGCAGCGCATTTTGCGCGCGCCGAACGCCGAAGACGGCGGTGGCCTGACGATCGTGTCGGCTTACGCGGTCAACGAAGCCGCGACAGGAGCGGGTGGTACTGCGTTCTCACTTTCGCTGCACAACTACGGGACCGCCGGGACCGCGATCAAGGCAGTCGGCGGGACCGTGGCGGCACCGCTCGGCGGCACAGCCGACCCGTTTGAGGCGGGCGTGCCGAAGGCGTTTGTGCTGTCGAACGCGTATCTGGCAGCGGGCGAGTGGTTGGTCCTGGATAAGCAGGAAACCAACTCGTCTGACCCGACGCGCGGCGTGGTCGTGATCGACTATCTGCTCGGCAAGTAAGCCGGGCCTTCGTGGATGGGTGGGGCGGGGGCTGAACTCCCGCCCCGAACTAACGCTGAATGTACTCGCTCTCGGTATTCTCGCTACTGTGCACCCATGTGTGGCAGAGCGAGCAGAGCGTAATCAGATTGTCGGGGTCAAATCGGAGTTCGGGGTAGTCTGCCCAGGCAGCGATATGGTGAGTATGGAGAATAACGTCATCGTCTTGGCATCGTTTTTTCCCTCAAATACGAACCGATGTTCAATGGTATTCTAACGCGGCACATAGAACAATGCAAATAACGGAAAGGGGTGCGATATGAAAATTTTATGGCTTTCAAATGCCCCTCATGTCTGTACCGGCTACGGCAACCAGACGCAGGTCAATGTGCCGCGCCTGCGCGACCTCGGCCACGAGATGAGCGTCACGGCGTTTTACGGGTTGCAAGGCGCACCGAGCCTGTGGGACGGTATCTTGATTCTGCCCGCGTCGCAGAACCCCTACGGCAACGATGTGATTGTCGCCGACGCGACGCACGTCCAGGCCGATATTGTTGTGACGCTCATGGACGTGTGGGTGCTGGCGCCGGAAGTCATGTCGCAGGTGGCGTGGTATCCGTGGCTCCCGATTGACCACGACCCCGCGCCGCCGGCTGTGGTGGACGTGCTCAAGGCGTGCCGCCGCCCGATTGCTTATTCGCAGTTTGGCGTCAAGAAGCTAAAAGAAGCAGGCTTTGACCCGCTCTACGTCCCGCACAGCGTGGATCGCAGCGTGTACAAGCCGCTGGACCGCGCCGAGAGCCGGAAGGCGCTTGGCTTCAAGGAGAGCGAGTTCGTGGTGGGGCTGGTGGCAGCCAACAAGGGCGCGCCGAGCCGCAAAGCGTTCGACCAGCAGATCCGCGCGTTTGCCGAGTTCCAGCGCCGGCACAAGGACGCCGTGCTCTACCTGCACACCGACATGCTTGGGATGCAAGGCGAGAACCTGCGGCGCATCATCGAACTGGCGGGCCTGCCCAAAGGGGCGGTCGTGGAAGTGCCGAGCTACCGCTACGCGCGGGGCTTCATCCCGTGGCAGTGGATGGCGCAGGCGTATAACACGTTTGACGTGCTGCTGCACGCGACGCGGGGCGAGGGCTTCGGCCTGACCATTATTGAGGCGCAGGCGTGCGGCTGCCCGGTCATCGTGACCGATTTCAGCGCCATGCCGGAACTGGTGACGGACGGGCTGGGCTGGAAGGTCGGCTTCAGCGACAAGTTTTTTAGCCAGGACAGCTATCAGGTGACGCCGAGCGTGCCGGAGATTGTGGACGCGCTCGAACAGGCGTATCAGCGGCGCGGGGATGCCGACCTGCGCGCGGCGGTGGCAAAGACGATGGACGCCTACGACGCCGATCATGTCGCAAACCATTACTGGAAGCCGGTGCTGGCCGAGATTGCGCGGGACGTGGCTGCCGAACAGGGCGCCGTCACGCAGGCGCGCGCCGGACGGCGCAAGGAACGGGAGGCACTCCGTGAGCGAGCGAAAGTATAAGCAGTTGGGCGCGGATTATCACTGGCGATGGGCCGCAGCGGGAGACAGCAATCCGTATGTGCGCTGGGTCAAGCAGGTGTTGCGCTATCTGCCCGAGCAAGGCGACGGCGCGACGCTGCTCGACGTGGGCTGCGGGGATGGCTATCCGGCGAGCCTGCTGGTGGCACGCGGCTATGCTGTGACGGGCGTGGATGTGCTCGACGGGCCGCTGGCCGTGGCGCGCGAGAGGGTGCCGGGCGCGTCGTTCTACCACGCCGAGCGGGACGCGCTGCCGCAAATCAGTGATTATGTGCTGGCGCTCGAATCGCTTGAGCACATGGCAGACCCGTCCCTGCTCTTGGCGGCGGCGCTCAACTGCGAGCGCTACGCGCTCATCAGCAGCCCGCCGGCAGGGCACGACCGCTACGCGCTGCGCAGCTACACCGAAGACGAGGTGCGTGCGCTGTTTGAGGGCTGCGCGGTTGAGGTGCTGGTAGATGAAGGCGAGCACCGGCTCTTTCAGGTGACGCCACTCCGAAGCGAACCAGGCAATACCGAAGCCTTGATAGCGCAGGCTGAAGCCGACGAGGCGCCGAAAGCCGCGCCAAAAAGGAAAAAGCGTGCAAATCGTCGTACTGAGTGACGACCGGATGCCCTTACGTCCCGATGCCATCGGCGGGCTGTCCCGCTCGTTGTGGGACCTCGCCGACGGGCTGGCCGCGCGCGGTCATGCCGTGACGCTGGTCGCGGCGCGGGGGAGCGTCTTTCCGCGCGGGCAGCTCATCACATGGGGCGCCGGGGCGATGGCGATTGAGGCGGACGCATGGCTCGACGGCAGTCACGCGCACCTGCTGAGCCAGGCGCGGCCCGATCTACCGGTGCTCAATCGCATCGGCGATCTGGAATGCGCCTGGAAGCCGCCGAACGTGGTAGTAGCGACAGAATACATGCGGGGGTATTTCCCCAACGCTCGGATTATCAAGACCGGCGTGAAAGACGAAGGGGTATTTAATCCCACACCCGGTAATCACCTGCTCTTTATGGGCGGGACGATTGGACGTAAAGGACCAGAGATTGCCAGAACAGTTGCCCGAACAGCCGGATTTGAGCTACGGGCTTACGGAGAAGGTCTAGCGCCCTTGCGAGGGAAAGAGAAGTGGGAAGTCCTCTCAAGTGCGCTGGCACTGCTGCACCCAAGTCTGTCAGACGCGGCTCCGAGATTACCACTGGAAGCTGCAACAGTCGGAACGCCGACCGTCTGTCTCGATATTACCGGCGCTGCGGAGCACGTGCAGCATTGCGTCAGCGGGTTTATCTGTGAAGACCCGGTAGAAATGGTCGAAGCCGTGCGTGACGCGGCGCTGCTGGACCGGCGCGCTATCCGGGAGTGGGTGCTGGAAGAACATGCATTTGACCGGATGATCGACGCATACGAAGCGGCGCTGGCGAGCGTCGCAGATGGGGAGAGGTGGTAATCATGTCGATGCTCGTGCTCTGGCAGTTTCGGACGATCAAGCTCACGCCCACGATTTCCGCGACGCAGTACAGCGCCGGGGATGTGGTGGGCGGGCTGATGACGCTGCCCGTAAAAAACGAGGAAAGCGGCAGGGCGTCCGGCTATATCTCGCGCGTGCAAGTCGTGGACAAGGACGGCGTGGGCGCGGCCGGAAAGTTGTACGTCTTCAGCGAGAAACCGGCGGAGATCGCGGACCACGCTGCCTTCGCGCTGGAGATCGCGGACTGGCACAAGCTGATCGGCGACCCAATCGCGATCAGCACCTACGACACGATCGGCAACTTCAAGCGCGAGCAGGTCAAGCTCGACGCCGAACTCGAATACAACGCCGCCGATGGCAACCTGTACGCCTACTTCGTGGCGGATGCGACGCCGGACTTCACGAACACTGACGCGCTGACCTTCCTCGTGCATATCGGGGTGATGTGATGGCGGCGCGCGCGGGGATGCTGACGCTCATCACCCGGCTGCGGGGGATGACCAATGCCGGGACGGCGGACTGGTCCGACGAGGCGCTGCAAGACGTGCTCGACGCCCGGCGGGTGGACCTGAACCGCGCGCCGCTCGAGGCCGAGCCCGAATACGTCAACGGCACGACCGTCTGGCATGACTACTACGCGCCGCTCGGCAATTTCGAGGAAGCGTCCAGCGGGGCGCAGTACTGGCGCGTCGAGAACACCAGCGGGGAGGCTGTCGGGACCGCCGACTATACCGTCGATTACGCCTCGGGCTACATCCGCTTCACCGCCGACCAGGGCGGCACGACCTACTACTTGCGCGGGCGGTCGTATCAGATGAATCTCGCGGCGGCGGACGTGTGGCGGCGCAAGGCGGCGGCCTACGCGGAACGCTACGACGTGCAGACGGATAACCACCGTCTGAACCGGAGCCAGGTCATCGCGCACTGCCTGAAGATGGCCGCCGAATATGAGGCGAAGGCCGGCATTCAGTCGGTGCAAGTCGTGCGGGGAGACTTGGTGTGAGCCTGATGCTGTCGCCCGACGAACTGGCCGACCTGCGCGCCGAGGTGTTGGGGCTGCTGCCAGACCAGGCCGTCATTCTGCGGCCAGAGGGGACGGTGACGGCCAGCGGTGCATGGTCGGAGACGTACCGCGCGGCCGGCACGGTGGCGGCGCGGATCGACCCCTTGAAGATGGCGCAGGGGGACCGCGTGATTGCCCTGCAGGAGCGCGGCAAGGCGTGGTACCAGCTTTCCGTACCGTGGGATGCCGACCTGCGCGACGGCGACCGGGTGAGCGTGGCTGACGTGACGTATGAACTGGTGCAGGTGCACGACGACCATAGCCAGCGCATTGTGCGGCGCGGCATTCTGTCGAAGCTGGGGGCGGGGTGATGCTGGATTTTCGCGCCACGGTAACGCCGGGGCTGTTCCGCACGATTGAGGCGGTACTGTCGTCGCGCTTCGAAACGGCGATCAAAGAGGTGGCGGAAGTCGGCCAGAAAAGCGCGAAGGCGCTGGTCAGCGGGCCGTCGCCGTCGTCGCCCGGTCACCCGCCCGGCATCATCACCGGGTGGCTGCGCGACTCGATTACCATTGCGCAGCAGGATCGCTATCATTGGATTCTACTCGCTGGCGCGCACTACTCGCTGTACCTGGAGTTCGGGACGTACAAGATGGCCGCGCGGCCCTTCATGCGCCCGACAGCCGTCACACTGCGACAAGTCGCGCCCGGCATTGTGAAGCGTGCAATGGGAGGGTAGTCGAATGAAAGTGATCCTGGTACTCGGCTTTACGGCGCTTATGCTGGCGTCCGGCGCGCTGTTCCTGACCGGCGTGCAGTGGTTGATGACCGATCAAGCCTACGCCCCGCAGCAGGACGCGGCGGCCAGCCTTGCCACGGCGTACTTCGTGGCGTCGTTTATTTGCATGTGGCTGGCCTCGAAGCTGGGCGGTGCCTACGACCGCCGGGAACAGGCCAGCATGACCGAGTGGGAACGGCGGCGGCGGGACCGTGATTAGCGCGCTGTTTGAGGGCATCCGGGGCAAGCTGATTGCCGACACCGCCGTCAAGGCGGTCACGACGCGCGTCTATCCGGTGCTGGCGCCGCAGAGCGCGCCGCTGCCCGTGATTGTCATGCAGATCGCGGCCGGGGGGTCGCTCAATGAGACGCCCCGTGATGAGTTGGACGTGTGGGTGGATGTGAAGGCTATCGCGGCAGAAGCGCCTGATGCGCTGTCTCTGGCCGACAAAATCCGCGCCGCGCTCCACGAACAAGATTTGTCCCTGGGGGGCAACTGGAAAACCGTGCGCTGCCAGCATGAACGTCCGTGGACGTTCCAGGTGACCGAAGACGGACGGCAGTACTGGCAGGCGGGCGGCACCTATCGCATTCGAGCAGTGGTTGAGGTGAATCCATGAGCGCAACACAGCGCCTGACCGGCCACCAGTTGGTGGTCATCTTTCAGACGGGCGGGCAGAACTATGTGATTTCGGGCGACCAGACCTCGTTGGAAATCACGATGGATACCAACGAGGCGGACATGACCGCTGGGGCCGACGAGTACGTGTACATGAAGCCGACGGTGTGCATGACCGGCGCGACCCTGACGTGCAAGTACATCGGCACGAACGGGACCGCGACCTGGGGCGCGATTCCGGTCGGCACCGAGGGCACGCTGATCTACGGGCCGGAGGGCACGGCGGCAGGCAAGCCGAAGGGTGGCTTCCCGTGCTACATCAAGTCGAAGCCGTTCAGCATCCCGTACAACGACGCGATTGTCCGCACCGCGACGTTCAGCCCGCAGGGCGGCGTCTACGGCACGAGCGTCTTCGATCCGGACGTGCACACGTTCTAGCAGCGGGGCGGGGCAACCCGCCCCTCTTGAGAGGGCATGATGGCAAAAGACAAATCGCAGGACGAAACCGGCGAGCGCATCCAGATCGACGGCCTCAAGATTGACCTGACCAACGTGTCGGTCAAGGAGTGGGCTGAGTTCACCGACCTTGAGAACGCGCGGATGCTGCCCCTGACCGAGCGCACGCGGCGCCAGGCGGCGTATCTGGCGCGGTGGGTCGTGGCGCTGCCGGATGGGTGGGGCGACCCTGCCGACGAGCAGACGTATCTCAATCTCAATATGTGGTCGCAGTGGTTGCCTCTGGTCACCGCGCTCTGGCAGTCGGTCGAGGATGTCCGAAAAAAAGCGATGACGCGCTACATGACGCCATAACGTTCGACGCCGAACTGCCGGGTGAGGTGTACACGGATTATCAGATGTACCGCTTCGCTCAGGAGTTCGGCTACACGCCAGACGAGTTTCGAGCGTTAAGCGTGACGGACAAGCAGCGTCTGTGGGGTTTCCTGCGCGGCGAAACGATGGGCAAGAAGCACCGGCGCGGAGAATGGGACGAATAACATGGGACTGTTGAGCGTCAGCGGTGTGCAAGTCGATATTATGGGCAACCTCGCGCCCTTGCGCCGGGACTTGCAGACGGCGGAGCGCGAGTTGTCGTCGTTTGCGCGCACCGTCTCGGGCACGGGCACCGGCGCGGGTACCGGCTCGCTGGCAGGCGCAACCACCACAGCCAACACGTTCTTCAACCGGCTCCGCTCCGGCGCGCAGGACATCTTCTTTATGACCAACGCCGCAAGCCAGATGTACGCGGCGTTCTCCAAGCCGTTCAAGGCCGCCGATGACCTGGCGCAGATGGGGTTTGCGGCGGAGCGCTCGCGGATCGCCCTGACCAATATGCTCGGCAGCGCGGCGGAATACGACCGCTGGATGCGCGCCATTAAGACCGCCACGCACGGCACGATTTCGGAGATGGAAGCGGCGGGACTGGGCTACCAGTCGCTGCGCCTGGGGCTGGCGAAAACGTCCGAGGAAGCGCAGGAGTTCGTGCGCGTCGCGACCATCATCGGGCAGGCTTCGCCGCAACTGAGCGGCGCGGCGGACGCCATCTCGGAAATCAGCCTGACGATTGCGAACATGTCGTGGCGGCGCCTGGACCAACTCGGTCTGAGCGTGTCGGACACGAGGGCGCGCATGGAAGAATTGATGGACCTGAACGCCAACCTCACAAAAGAGGAAGCGTTCCAGCAGGCGGTCATGGAAGGGCTGACCGCACAGGCGAATATGCTTGGCGACGAGCTGATCGAGGTCGGCGCGGCGACGCAGCGGTGGAAAATCTTTTGGAATGAGCTAAAGACGGACATCGGCTGGAAGATTGGCGAGGGCTT